TAAATCCAAGAATTTATCTTCTAACTCTACCATTTCTCTACAAATTTGGTAGAGTTCTCCTTTAAAATCATCGGTCCATATTTCTATGTTTTCTTTAATAAACTCTCTGAACAATTTAGTCATGGCTTCAACGTGCATAGACTCATCTTTAATTGAATAGGTAACTATCTGTCCCATACCTTTCATCTTACCAAACCTTGGGAAGTTTAACAAGATTGCAAAGCTTGAGAACAACTGTAGTCCTTCTGTAAAGGCTGAATAGACTGCTAAAGTTTTAGCAATAGTTTTTTTATCAGACTTAAGAGGTTTGAAATCTCCAACATAATCATGTTTGTTAGCCATTTCTTCATACTCTGAGAAAGCTTTATACTCTATCTCAGGCATACCAACTGTATCAAGAAGCAAACTATAAGCATCTTGATGTATTGATTCCATGTTAGCAAAAGAACTCATCATCATTCTTGCTTCAGGTTTTTTAAACAAAGGCATGTACTTGTCAATATAACCTGCACCCACATCAACATCTGATTGAGTAAACAATCTGAATATTTGTGTCAATAAATGTCGTTCTGAATCTGTAATATCTTGCCAATCTTTTACATCTGTATGTAATGGTGTTGACTCTGGCATCCAGTGCATTTGATTTTGTAACTTGTAATACTCGTACATCCATGGGTATTCAAAAGGTTTGTAGTAGTCTCTTGGGTGTAGTAAGCTCATATGTTCTCCTTGTTAAATTTCTTAACTAAATATTTAAAATTTTCAATTACGTATCCTGCGTAATCTTTTGTTTTTGCGAATGGATTATTATTTTCATCACAATAATCTAACCACATCCTACTTGTAAAGCCAGAAAACTTCTGACTAAACACCTTATCAAATTCTGATTGTTTCATTTATCCCTCACATGCGATACATTCAGCATCATCTAATTTAATACGCTGAACTTTAAGATTTACATTTTCTACACTACGAGCAGCGTTAGACCGGAAGTAGTATAAAGATTTAAGTTTGTTCATCCCATACCAATGAACATCACTAACGTACTGCATGTATTCATCATGAACTTCTTGTGACTCAGTTGCACTTGGAAGTGTAAAAAAAAGATTAACAGACTGCGATTGACATATAAACTCTTGACGTTTAGCTGCATGTTCTACAATCCATATCTGGTCTATCTCATTAGCAGTTTTAAATACTTCTTTTTCTTCATCAGTTAATATATCAAGATGCTGTACTGAACCTTCATGAGCTGCAATGTCTTTCCAAACATCTACCAACTCTTGTTTTTTTATTCCTTTATCTTGCAGTAACTCTTCTAAGTATTTATTTTTAACTTGGAAAGAACCACTGAGAGTTTTGTGCGTATAAACGTTAGCACGATAGGGCTCAATCGAAGGAGATGTACCACCACAAATAATACTAGAAGAAGCGTTAGGTGCAACAGCGAGTAAATGAGCATTACGAGAGCCACTACCGTTGATATCAGGTGACTCACCACGTTCATCAGCAAGTCGTCTAGTTGCTTCCACTGCGTGTTTTTTAATGTGTTTAAAAGCTTTGTAATTAAACCCTGTAGCATAGATACCTTCAAAAGGTATGTTGCGTGATTGGAGATACGCATGGAAGCCCATCGCACCGAGACCCAACGACCTTTCTCTGTAAGCAGAGTAGGCAGATTTAGTAAAACTTTTTTTACCTTCTTTAATATTTTTTTTGAACCTTTTAAAATTTGCATTGTATTCTCCTAAATTATCTGTATCAATAGCGTTATCAATGTAGTGTTGAAGTACATTATCTAACATGGTTATTAAATCATCTATAAACATTGGATTCTCTGACCAATCATCAAAGTGTTCTAAGTTTACTGAAGATAAACAACATACTGCTGTTCTTTCTTCGTTTGTAGGAAGAGTAATCTCAGAACAAAGATTGCTCTGCTTGATTTCCAAACCTAAATCTTTTTGGTTTTTAGGTAAAGCTTCATTACATGTATCTATATTAACCATGTAAGGTTCACCTGTTTCTGCCCTAGCGTTTAATATTTGCCACCATAAGTCTCTAGCTTTTACTATCTTAACAGCTTCATTAGTTTTAGGGTCTATCAATCTAAAGTCTGCATCTTCTTCAACAGCTTTTAAAAACTCATTGGTAATGTTGATACCGTTGTGAAGATTAAGATTCTTTCGATTGATATCACCACCAGATTCTTTACGCATGTTAATAAACTCTTCAATCTCCGGATGAGAAATATTTGTATACGCTGCATAACTACCACGTCTTGTTGTTCCTTGATTAAAGGCTAACATTTCTGCATCAACGACATGCATAAAAGGAATAGAGCCTGTAGATTTACTTCCTCTAGAAGTAGAAATACCATTACTTCTAATATCTCCCCAATATCCACCAATGCCACCACCAGAACTTGCGAGGTTTGCGTTTTCTTTAAAGTGGTCAGTTAACTCATCAATTGAATCTCCAACATAATTTAAAAAACAACTAATAGGAAGACCTCTTGTTGTTCCTCCGTTAGAAAGTATCGGTGTTGAGAACATAAACCAAAGGTTAGAAGCATAGTGATACAATCTTTGAGCTAATTCAAAATCTGTATGCCCTTTGTAAGTTGCTCCGAAGACTGCTGCTCTAGCAAATGCTTCTTGTGCATGTGTTTCTTTATCCCATAAGTATCTATCTTTTACTGTGTCAAGACTAAACTTATCTAGTAGAGTTTCATTACTGTAATTAATTTTAATACCGAGGTATTCTTTAATTCCTGTTTTATTTTCAATCATTGTTTGTTTCCATGTCGTGTATGTTTAACATAATTATACCATAGTGTAATATTTTTAATATATCTTTTCTGTTCTTTCCTTCTTTATTTCCGTAGCGTTTAGCGTACTTCATAATATTTCCAATACAAAAACCTTCCCCATGTCCAGAGTCAACAATTATATCTGTTGCTTGGTATTTATCAGAAGCATAGTGTTCATTATATGTACCATCAATGTATGCTTTAAGTTCTTGTAGTATATATCCTTCGTTAAATTTATAGCTCATCACTTCTCCAATCATCCGGTAGTGTATCTTCACTGTACCATCTAAAATTATTTGTTTCAGCCCACTCAGCATGGGTTCGTTTTGTTCCATCCTTTCTTACCTTGGCTCCTGGCATAGGAGAGAAAGGCTTTTGAAATAAGAAGACTAACTCCATATGTTCTGGTAAAGCTTTTCTAATCCAAACATATTTACTATACTCAGCGTGGTCCCAGAACCGGCCTTTAGCTTCTAGTAAAATAGTTTTATCTTGAAATGTTTTAACAAAATCTACTTCATATTTTTTGTCAATAATATATTTGATAGCTTCAAAGTGATGTGCCCAATCTTTTAAAATTGTTTGGTGTATATTATATTCCCATGTACTATCATAGCCTTTAGGAACATTAACCTTTTTAGGTCTGGGTTTTCTTGGTACTCTCTTAGGCATTAGTGAACTACCCTATCTAGTTTGTCTTCAACATGTGCAGCTAACAAGGTTGATAAGTTTTGTAGTGTTTGGTTATCAAAACCATCTAGTGATTCACCTTCTTCTTTTAATACTTCACCCATAGCTATGATTGCTTTTTCTAAATCAGATTTCATTTGTTAAGTCCTTGACAGTTATGTCGTTTAAGTTTTTAGTTTTAATTAATTTTTTAATTTTTTGAATAATCCATTTCAAAGAAAATGATGATAACATAAATTTACCATTGGCAAAAACATGTGTTTCTTTTGGAACTAAATCATAAGCTTGTTGTAATGTAAGTTTGTTTGCTTCTTCTTCTGGGATTAAAGTCTTAACCCAATCAACTAATAAGACTAAAGATTTTTTTCTAATTGCTTTTGCTTTTCTACCATTCATAGTATCTCCTGAACATTTGGAACTTTTTGTACATCAGTAAAGTAAACTGGCCCTTTAGCATATTCAAAAACTCGTAAGCCTTGACCATCATTTGATTCTTTATGACACTCATGTTTGTAAGGACACCAATTACATTCTCTTGCAAGTTTCATATTACCACTCTTACCTTCGGGAACAGGGTCATAACAAAAGATAGGTGGTGTTTTTCTTTTAATAATTTTCTTGACTGTTTTAATTTTATCTTTGATGTTAGGTTTATCTAACTCTTCTGGTTTAAATAAAGTTAGCTCTCCGGATTCTTTATTTAAAAC